GAACCTGTACCACTAACAGAAGTAACAGTACCGCCACCACCACTAGCTGTAGAGTTTATGGTTTGATTGGGCCACGTGCCGCTTACTGTGATATTTGATCCTGCAACAATGCTAGGAGAAGTGGTTCCCGTACCACCATTGGCAACAGGAAGCGTTCCTGTCACGCCCGATGCCAAACTGACATTGGTAATTGTGTTACTTGCCCCGTTGATTGTTTTATTGGTTAGCGTTTCTGTGCCAGCCAATGTAGCCAATGTACCCGTAGTGGGTAAAGTAACTGTTGTTGTGCCGGTCGATGTAAGTGTTGTTGCAAACGCGCCGGAGGTTACTAGGTTGCCACCAAGCGTGATTGTTTTGCCTGTGTTTGCTACACCTGTACCGCCGTTGGCTCCAAGCAATACACCGGTAAAGCTTTGGGCTTGGACATCATAGAAGTCTGTCCCATCTGACCAAACCATGACCTTACCGCCAGCTGCAATAGCAATCCCAGCACCGGCAGCAGTTGTGTTACCAATAACGGTTGAGTTGTAAATGGTGATTGTAAAACTGCTGTTGTTCCATATGATGTATTGCTTAGATACAGGCGGGGCGTAGATAGCAGAGGCCGCAGCCGCGCTGTTAAATTTTAAAATGGCGTAAATAGACTGATTCAGTGCCGCAGTGGACGTTGGACCGTTTATATACGTCAGAGCTTGGTTTACTGAGGTAACCGTTACCGTGTTAATCCCCGCAATTGCCGAATCAAAAATATAGGCAAAGTTGTTGTCGGTAGTGGTTCCCCATGTACCGGCTTGGTCGCCAGAGCCAATAAGCTCGACCCGAAGGCTGTTTGAATATGTACTGCTCATGATTTATCCTTATGGGGGTTATGGTACGACAGGCCAGTCAATTGTCCAAGGGAAACCTGCTTGCGCCGTGATGTCGCGCAGTGCTTGACGGTATGTAGCCCACGCCACTTTATCAGCAGTGCTGTCGGCAATCTGTGTCCAGTCGCTGTCTTTGAGCTTTTCTGTACGTGAGTTGCGTATAGATTTAGCCTGCTCTGCGTCTTTCATTGCTTTGTAGGCAGTTTCCTGCTCAACGGCTGTTGTTTCTCCGTCTGTGAACACTGGGCCAAGGATGTACTTGGTGTACCACTTACCTTCAAGCTGCTCTACGCCAGAGCGTTGGCTGTACTGATAGACCGTGCCGCCTGTAGCTTGTGGGCCTTCAAAGACAATGTCGCCACCGTACTGATTAATAAACTCCTCGGTCAAGGGTGTGCCAAAAACGGCTCCCTGTGTTTGGGCGTAGATGCGAAACTCGCTGTCAAATACAACTGCGCCTGTTTCTCTGATTCTGATTTGCATGATGATTCCTTATGCGATTGCGAGAAAAATATAACTTGCCGCGTTTGTGTTGATAGCCGCCAAAATGGTTGAGTTAAGCGCAAAGCCCGTAGCAACGGTGGTCACAGAGCCTAGCGTAGCCACTTCAGCGTTTGCGCTGTTTAACCACAAGTACGGGTCTGTCAACACCGTCATGCCACGGGCCGTGTCGTAAACGTACCAATCGCCAGTTGAGTCAGTACGTTTGATAAGTACAAACCTTGCTCCGCCCGTAAAACCACAGTTGATAGTCTGTGTTGAACCGTTGCCTGTGTATGAACCTACCTTAGAAACACCAGCGCAAGTTGCAAAGAGGTAGGCAACGTAAGTTGACCCAGTATTATTTAATGCATTGTATGGGCCTGCGTTAGCAATGGTGTAATTACTAGCTGAAAAAGTTCCGCCATACCCAGTTGGTGAATTTGTTTGAGCCATTGTGTCATCAAGACGAATCCAATAGTTTGTGCTTGTTAAACTAGTAGTCCAAACTACCCAACCCAATGCTTGCGACCTAGATTTTGTTATTACTAACTCAGGTGTAACGCCTAAGTTATGCGTCACAGTCCTTGTACTTCCCGTACCTGTATAGCAAACCTCATCAAAAAACGACGGGGCTCGGCTAAACGCATAGCCAATATACGCTTGCGGATCGTTTAACGATCCAAGTCCTCCACTGCCGCTGGTAAGTGTGTAACCTAAATTGCCATAGGCAGAAATGTAACCAGCATAGTTGCTAGCTTGCGCCGTTTCAGCGTCTGTGTTGTTGCTGGAAATCTGAGCGCCACCTCGCAGTCGGTCAAACCACACAGGCCAATAAGATCCAGAGGGTCTGGCTTTTGTAATTGTTAAATCTGGAAGATTGCTTGTTGTAATCACTCGCCCAGACGTGCTATTTCCAGTGTACGCCTCTGGGTCAAACACACTCGTACCCGTAGTAGGCACTTTCATCGGGCCACGGCGTATGGCTATGTAGATAAATGTTCCGGTTTGAAAATAGGTATCTGAACCGGGGGCAAAACCAGTTGAGTTTAGGGTCAAATATGGCTGTGCATCTGTAGATTCAGCCGCTGAAGAATTTGGCAATAGAAAGTTTAAAATACCCCCTGCTGTCCAACCACGCATTACGTCTAAAAGAAACCAATTGCTAGTAGAGTCCGTTCTTTTAATTAGCACCCATTGTGGTTCATATCCAAGATTTACCGTTGTGTTACCAGTCCAAGTCCCACAGCTAATCACATTGTCTGTACCCGTCAGGCCAAAGCCTCCTGCGTCATGGGCGAATAGGTAGGCGACAAACGAATTTCCATTTCTATTTACTTCTCCAGATGTGCCTAATGAAAAAACTGTAGAAGTTGGTTCTGTGTTGTTCCAGACATTAGCATATGTTCCTGCGGCTTGTGTGTCATTTAAGAACAAGGCTTTAGTTGCACCAAGACTTCTATGATAAACATTCCAATAATCCCCAGAAGCACTGGTATTCTTGACAATAATACATCCCGGCGTTGAACCAAGATTATGTGCAACAGTTCTACCCGCAACACCATCCCCCGTATACGTCACAACATCAAAAAACTTAGGCTGCTCTCGGAATGTCCATGAGACAAGTGAATCGCCACTACCGTTAATTGCATTGGTTGATGATGTTGCACCAAGCGTAAAACCAGTAGTGTTAAAAGCAGTTAAATTTTGGTTTGTAGAGTTTGTTCCTTGTGCTTCAGTTGTATTTGAATAAAGAGATGTACCTGTTCCAGTACCCCTTACTGTGTCATAAAGACCATGATAAAAAGCGTTACTACGGCTTTTCATCCAAACCAAGCCACCTTTCGTAGACAAATCAATGCCATTGGTTATTGTGTTTGTAGTGCCATTACCCGTATAAAGATAAGTTTGGAACATATCTTCAATATAAGGCACAGCATTTCCCGCAATAGGCCATACCCCTTGCTGTTTATAACCAGCTTGTTGGGTCAGAGTCCAAATGCCGGGAGCCGCACCTGTTTCGTAAGGCCCAGTCGGAGTCGCTGGGTTCTTGGTGATGATCCCGCCGGGGTACTGATTAGACATTAATCACCTCAACCCATGATGTTGTTGGCTCATCCCATGTGTAACGCTTGTTGTCTGTTGGCATTGGTGTTGGGGCATTCCACAGACAAGTCTGCTCATCTAGCAACCAAGAAGCATATGGCTGTGGAGGGATGAATGCATCACGTTGGGCATCATAGGTAAAACCTACACCAGCGTAGTTCTTACGCAGTGGACGACCTTCAGGGTGCTGACCACCATGTGTGTTGTATGAAGTCTGAACCCAGCCTGTACCAAACAAGCCAGAGTCAATAACATCTTGTTCAGCCACAATAACTTGGGTGACGATGCCGTTTTCTACTTGTGCAAAATGTGCCATGTTGTGCCTCAGAATGTGATTGAACCGGAGGAGTTAAATGTGTAGATGGTGTTGCCGCCGCTGGTTGTGACTGTAGGTGATCCTGTGGTTGATGCCGCCGCTACAGGGGATGAAATGATGACTACACCACTACCGCCTGCGCCACCAGCTTTATAGTCAAAAGCATTATCGCTTCCGCGCATAGCCGCACCGCCGCCTCCGCCAAGATTTGCAGTTCCATTTCCACCAGTATTTCCTACTGGAGAAGATGTGCTATACGCTCCAGCATTTCCACCCCCGCCAGCGCCACCAGTACCCGGAGTATATGGGCCACCAGAGTAATAAGTACCTCCACCCCCACCACCAGCATAAGTTACGCTTGACCCAGTAATTGATGAGGCAGTACCAGCGCCCCCATTACCACCAGAAGAAGCTGTTCCATCAACTCCAACAACGCTTGCGCCGCCGCCGCCGCCACCACCAAAAGCCCCAGAAAAAACACTTCCACCGCCATTGTTTCCTTGAGATGGGCTTGTAGATGGCGTATTTCCAGAACCTACGCTTTGAGCGTAACTAGCACCGCCGCCAGAACCACCAGAACCACCAGCGCCAGTTCCTGTGCCGCCAGATTGACCCTGAACTCCGCCGTAGCCACCACCTGTTGAGGTAATAGAAGAAAAAACAGAATCATTTCCAACAAAGCCTTGGCTTTGTATAGCCGCCGCACCCCCTGCGCCACCTGCGCCAACTGTGACAGTAATTGCTGAACCAATAGAAACAGCAAAGCCTGATGCGGTTCTAAATCCACCAGCGCCGCCTCCGCCGCCAAATGCAGATGTACCACCGCCACCGCCAGCAACAACTAGGTATTCAACTAAAATGGCGGCAGGCCAAAGACTTTGCCCTTTGGCTTGCATCTGCTGTGTACGTGTCCAAATACCAGAATAATTAGGCATATCTAGTCCTTAGAAGGTAATTGAACCAGAAGAAGTCCACTGATACACACGATAGCCTCCAGCCACTGTTATTGTTGGAGAGCCTGTAGTTGCAGAGGCAGCAGAAAAAGAGTCAGCGTAGCGAATAATCACAATACCAGAACCTCCTGATCCTCCTACATAAGTCCCGCCACCTGCTGCGCCACCACCACCACCACCAGTATTTGTTGTAGCGTTAGAACCTGATGATTGGCTCCCACCATTGCCGCCACCACCAGAACCACCAGTTCCAGCGCTACCTACATTATTAGAACCTCTGCCTCCACCACCGCCACCAGCATAAGTTACTGATGAACCTGAAATAGATGATGCTGTACCCCCTCCACCACTTCCACCTGTATTTATTGTTCCAGCAGAACCAACATTAGAAGCACCGCCGCCACCGCCAGCAGAAAAATCTGAACTATTAAATCCATTACCGCCATTGCTACCTTGTGATGGGGATGTTGATGGCGTATTTCCAGCACCAGCAACATTGTCACCAGTATTTGACCCGTTACCGCCACCCCCAGAACCACCAGCACTAGCGTTAGAAGTTCCACCTCCTGTGTAAAATCCACCTTTACCACCGCCAGCAGAACTAATAGTAGAGAAAACAGAATCATTACCGCTTACTTGACTAGCGCCACCAGCGCCAACAGTTACTGTAATGGGAGAACCAGATGCAACAGAAAATCCTGATGCTGTTCTATAGCCACCAGCACCACCACCACCACCAGCAGCACTATATACCCTATTACCACCACCACCACCGCCAGCAACTACAAGATACTCGACAGTAGAAGGCCCTGAATAAACGGGAGTAACACTATTACTTGCCGCACTTCTTGGGCCAGTCCCATAAGCGTTTGTTGCGGCTACGGTTACTGTATATGTATTTCCATTTGTAAGTCCAGTCACAACAATAGGTGAAGATGCGCCAGTGTTTGTAAACACTGCGCCACTTGAAGAGTCTTTAGCAACAGCAATGTACGAAGTGATTGCGCCACCACCTATATTAGCAGGCGCTGTAAATGTTGTAGACACTTGACCAGCGGAAGCCGTAGCTGTGCCAATCGTAGGCGCGTCAGGAACCAGCAACGGAAAGTATGAAGCCGTTAAAAACCCTCCTTGGTAGCGCATACTCATGGTGCTACACCTTAACTGATGACTTCGTAGGAGATTGTGTATGTAATTGCGCTGGCTGTACCTGAAGTGATTGAGATTGACGTACCTTCCATCAGGTAGACAGCGGTTGTTTTGTCAACTGCAATTAGCGAAGCATTAGCAGGCACAGATACAGCAGACACAATAGGGTATGCAGTACCGCCCGACGGGGCAGAACCTTGAGCTACAGCGCCGTTGCTATACACAGCCACAGTCGCATTTGCTGCGGTAGCCGTGGTGTTAGCCGCCACAATCTGATTGATCTTAAACACCTGACCGCTCGACGCGGCGTTGGGCACAAGAACAACTGCGGCTGTACCCGAAGGGGTGTAATAAGTTGTTGTGCCTGACGCTGTGGTCGCGGCGAAAAGATTTGGATTTGCCATGATAATTCCTTAAAAACCAAAGACCATTGCGATTGCCGTTGCCTTCGCTTGAGATACACCAGAAGCCGCAGGCGCGGTTGATTGCCAAGTTGTACCGTTGCTTGTCAGTACATTGCCGTTCGTACTGGGCGCTACAAACAAAGGAGCAGATGTACCGTTGCCCAAGATGACGTTGTTGGCTGTTAGGGTAGCCAAGCTTGTGCCGCCGTTAGCTACTGGAAGAGTGCCAGTCACGCCCGTGGACAAGGGCAATCCCGTTAAGTTAGTTGCTGTTCCGCTACTTGGTGTTCCTAATACACCGCCATTGATAACAGGAGCGCCAGCAGTTCCCACGGCTACAGCTAAAGCAGTTGCTACGTTAGCGCCTAAGCCACTGACGCCAGTGGATATTGGAAGACCTGTTGCGTTAGTCAATGTAACGCTAGTTGGCGTACCCAAAATAGGAGTTACAAGAGTTGGGCTTGTAGCAAATACCAAAGAGCCAGTGCCAGTTTCATTTGTTACAGCGGCAGCAAGATTGGCACTTGAAGGTGTGCCTAAAAACGTAGCTATACCTGTGCCAAGCCCAGACACGCCAGTGGATATTGGCAAACCAGTTGCGTTGGTCAGAGTCGCAGAGACCGGAACGCCTAGAGCAGTAGAGTTGCCAGAAGCGTCAAGATTAATTGACTTGCCAGCAGGGTAGGTTACAAAAACATCTTTAGTGCCAGCAGAAAACGAAAGTGCTGTAGGCTGTGTTCCTGAGCTATTTGCTAAAACAGTTGTCCGAGCCAAGGTCGTTCCCGAAGCGGTGTATGTGCCAATGCCCACCTCCCACTCGTTGCCTATTTGGGCTGCGATGGTGTAGTAAGTTGTGTTGGCATTACCAACTACTGCAAAGGATTGAAACCCTGTGGAAGCGCCGCCAAGCGTAATAGTTCCCGTACCAGTTGTAGTGGTGGTTTCTTTTACGCGGTCTGCAAGAACTAAAGCCATATGTATCCTTAATCTGTCTCAACTAAAACCCAGTTGGATGTTTGAGAAGTATTGACCAAAATCCAGTAAACGGGAAAAACAGTTCCAACACTCCCGCTTGCTTGAACTCCAGACAAAGCAAATGATTTTAAAGCCACAACGGTTCCAACATTTCCTGATGCTGAAACTCCTGTTAACGCAAAATCTTTTACAAAAGATACCGTACCAACCGCCCCAGATGCAAACACACCTGATAGCGCAACCGTGATACTGGGAGCAACTGTGCCAACTAAGCCTGCTGCCGCATCGTTAGAAAGCGCTGGGCCTTGTTCGTAAGTTATTACCCCAACAAGACCTGAAGCCGCAACTCCTGACAACGCAAATGACGTAGCCCCGCGAGAAACAGTCCCAACCGCCCCATTCGCAGATACCCCCGTCAGCGGAGTAGATACTAACGTCTGATTGAGCGCAGAAAATGGAGCTTCTGCAAATGCGGATATGCCAAACATTAC